GCATGGTGTCCCACATAGATTTCATCAGGATCATATCAAAAGGCTTTTGAAAGCCACGAGTAAATGTGTGGAATGCCTTGCCGTCGAAGGCGTACCGCTACAGGACATCTTCTCATCAATTTTGTCCTAGGAATAGATTCGTAATATTTTTTCATTCTATTCCCCAATGCATCGTTGATAGCCATAGGGTATATAACTCCTTCCTTTAAATATTTTTATAGATATTATTCTTTTTTAAATAATACTTAACAGCATTTGGTTCAACTTCAAATTGCTTTGCGATGGCATAATATGTCATACCATTTTTGTACATCTCACAAAAATCATCTTCATACATGGTATGGTTTTTTGGAATAGCATTTTTGTATTCTTTTACTTTCCACTTATAGGCATAATCATCAAACGGACAATCGCCGATATATTGTAAAAACTCTAATTCTTTTCTATGTGGAATGTAGATAAAATATTGGTTATTTCCGGCTGACATTAAAGATGGTTCAAATTGTTTTAGCTGTGGTAACAGGATGTTTTCTTGGTCCTCTTTTGAAAAACAATGAGTAGAAATTTTTATATTCTCTGTTCGTTCCATGTGGCAAATACCACCGTCGCCTATGTACCAAATCAAGCAAGTAAGTGGAGTAAGAATTAAATCTTTTGGAACATGTTTTATCCTATTTTTGTACCATTTAATATATTCATTAGTAAAACTTATATTCGTGTAAGTTTTAACGTAATATCTTTCATATTCTTTATTTATACGACTATCTAAAAATGATGTGTGCTTTATACCTTCGCCGGACCAATACTCTTTAAAATATCGTCCAACGAATTCAACATGCTGCAATGATTTAGACAGATATTGAAAATTAGCATTTGCACCATCACGATGTAAAACTAAAGAACCGTCGCCAAGCAATGCACCGTTTAATACCTGTTTCTGTTCCGCTGTAAATATTATTGGGTCTTTTAATTTTGGTGTTGCCATCTATGAATTATTTTTTTGCCTCCATTTCTTCAAGAACTTCTTTTTTAAATCTTGCAACGGTTTCCGACATAACTTCAGACTTACCAATCATCTCTACATTACAATGCGGGCAGCACTTAGCAGAAATATCATTAGTTGCCGCCCCGCATTTTGAGCAAACCCATCTGTCTGGACTTGGTTCCCATTTATAGCCGTTCAGCTCGGCATACGCTTTGTCTGACGCTACGTCATAGCCTTTAATGAAAATCCAATGCGGTATAGCTTTGTTTGGCCTGTTTATGGTCTTGTTTATCATTCGCCAAGTGAGCTCTAGCCCATAGTACATATTGTTATTCTCCACCATTTTTTATAAGTTCGTGCTCTGCTATCAAAAACAACGCCGCGACATATCCAACCGTGCTAAGTGAAAAGCCTCTTCTCTTAGTAAACGTTACGGCTGTGGCCGCTCCGGCTCCTTCCCTACTTCCTTACAGAAGTCCAGGTAGTCATCTACAGCATTATGGAATGATTGTTCAATCTCGCGCATTGAATCTGCCTGGAACGTAATAAGGTCCGTAATACCATCCAGCTTGCCGTAAAGGATAGCTCTGCCGGTCTCTTCGTCGCATTCCATACAGATCTGTGTGACACCGTAGCCTTTGTAGACCATGATGCAAGGGCGTGTGATTTCTTTGACTGGGTTGTCGTTCATGTTATATCCTCTGTTAGTCATTATATGGAGCCCATCCTTTTGCAGCTGCCGTTGTTTCAATTTTTAACGCTTCTTCGCGCAATTCTCCAAAGCCGTATTCATCATCCCATCTCATACGGGAAACAATCGTGTCGCAAGTCTCACACAGGTAGTATGATTCCACTGTGCCGCCATCCGCGCTTGCGGCAGAAATCATTTTTACGGGCGGTTCAAATTCACGGCCACAGCCAAAACAGATATGCGGTTTTCTGGTCGTGACATATTTATGTCTTAAAATGGTGCTCATTCTGCTACCTCTTCTACATATGCCATGTTCTGGCGCAGATTGAGCGATTTCGGATTGAGAATACAAGCTGGGACGACCGCATATCTGTTGTACGCACCGCTTTCACAAAACCTGCCTTCCGTGTTCACAAGGCGAACAGCGCCTGCGTTGTAATACGCATACCCGCAACCCCAAGGTGTGGCAGTCCATGTACAGCTATCGTAGTGCGGGATGTAGTCACGGTACTTGCGGTACTCGTCGCAAGTGAGGATGAAAACGAGGTCTGCCACAGCACCATAGGCGCGGTCGCCATTATCTGCAACAAGGTCAACGGTATGCAAAAGCAGGTTGTCTCCGAGCTTGTTAGCTCTGA